GACGAGACCCAATCTATCATTCATCATTTCAGATTCTTTCAGTTCGGCAAACTGATTATCATATAAGAAATCATACTGAATATGATCGTTAATTTGATCCCAATCTTCTGGAGTTATGATGTTCTTGAGAATCAATTGCGTTTTCAACATGTCGCTGAACATATTTGCAAAACGCTTTCTTAAACGACCTACAAATTTAGAGAATTTGAGTTCGTCTCTTAAAATTTCAGATGAGCGTCCTAAGTTAAACCCACCATCAGAAGCAATTCTAGATTCTGGAACATTCAGTGAACGATAAAGTTTCTTTTGGAAATATTCTACGTCAGTCAATTCCCCAAGATTTTGACCACCAGGAAGTGTGGTGATTTCAGTTCCTCTACCACCTTCTCTTCTTGGGAGCCAGAAATCCTCAAGCATACTCATATATTTGCGGTCATCACGAACTTCACCAGTATTCGCATCATAAACAAGTTTGTTACGATAGCGACTCATCACTTCTTTGAGGTATTGTTCTGCCTTTACCTTAGGAAGGTTGCCAACATCAATATAGAAAATTCTTCTTTCTGGAGCACGTGATAATCTGTAAATAACCAGAGAATCTTCAATCATTCTCAACTGGTTAAGTGCTTTGATTGCTTTGTGTAGATATGAAAGGCAGGTTCCTTTATTTCTATCAAAAAGTCCAGAAGTTACATAAGTTACCGAATCTTTAGCAATCTTAATGGTTCCTCTGGTATTTCCTGCCGAAGAAAATGACCCAGTTGGATAATTTGGTTTTGGAGTATATACATAATACTCATCAATTTCTGGATATATTTGTTTTTTAACGTCTGTTGGACTTTGAAGAGCTACTAAATTATTTTTGTTTGTTTTTCTTTCTTCTCTCACAAACTTCATCTTCATCGGATCAATATATCTGATCTCTTGAATACCATCTTGAGGTCTTTTAATATCAATAACCTTTAAGTAATAAAGTCTTCCATCAACGTACCAATTTCTAAAAATTTCGTGGGACTTCTTATCAAAGTCCATGACTTCTTTAATATATTTAAATTCTTCTCTAATTTTTTGCTTTAACTTATCACTAGCATTTACATTCGTTAATTCAATTTCAACAGGAGAATCATATAGATCACTGACAATCGCCTCATTAACAACATCTTCAATAGCAGCATCACACTCTGGGTGAAGTGCCATTTCACGATATCTTCTAATTAGATCAAATTCTGTTCTATAGACTCCCTCAATATCTACATATTGCCCATAAAAACCAGATTGAATATAATAATCAACCCCGTCCTCATTTGTTTGGGGGACGGGGGATACTATAGAGTCCGGTTTTTTAGAAGCATCATCAATAGAAAATCCAAAAAGCTTTGCCATTTTATAAAGTTAAACCGTTTTATCTATTTATTACTTGATGTTATCGCCACCTGCGCCAGGAGCAGTTCCTCTAGATGCCTCCCACCACTGAACCTGAAGTTCAACAGTGAATTCCTCAATTGTATCAGTCGTGTCGTATGAAAGATCAATCTGAGAAACATTAGTTGGGAAAACGTCATGGAATCTATAAGTTCTCAACTTTTCTCCATCACGATCAAGTTGATGGACAATAGCGTCTTGTACATAAGATGTTGGATCTGTCAAACCCTGAGCAGTTTCAACATTGTTAATAGCGTTCATCCAATTTTCAAAGGCATGGCGAATAGCAAAATCAGTATCGTTGATTACCGTGATTGTCCAGGTATCAAACGTTCTGTCACCAGCAATTTTTAGAACTCTTCCTCTAAATGCCACATCAATTGGTGTGACGTTAGATGCTGGAAGTGCTGCTGATTTTACAAGGAAATTTGCTAAATCATTACTTGCTCCTGTCAGACCACCAACGGCGGTAGGGAATGCTAACTCAACTTCAAAAAGATTGGGTCTGGCGCCGCCACCTTTTAGTCTAGCTTTAAAATCTGAAATTGTTCTTAATGCCATTGTTAGATACCTCTAAAATTAAACGGAACCGATGATTTCTTCAAATGAAACGCCAGATCTTGTGGCAACAAAGGTTAGACCAATGAAGTTGATGGATCTAGCTGGTTTGATAAAGATATCAGCAACAAATTCATTGTTATCTATAACTGCTGCTGTGTTATTGGTTTCATCACAAATAACTCTGAAATCTTGAATACCTCTCTTTGCTTGTACATCGCGTAGGAAAGGATCAACAATATTTACAAAGTTTGATCTTGTGGTCTCATCGTTGAATTCAAATAGTTGGTCCTTAGCAGCGGCAGAAATTGCGTTCTCCAGATAGATGAACAATCTACGAACGTTGATTCTGTCAAATGCCGAAGACTTAGCAAGACCAGTCTTATCACCGAAAAGAACAATACCAGAACCAGGAGTAAAGATTACTGAGTTGATTCTGTTTGAATAAAGTCTATCTCTTTGAGTCTTACTTGGATTGTAAGCAAGTTTGACAGCATTTAGAATTGCGCCTCTGGTTGTTCCTGCTGGTGAGAACCATGGGAAGTTGTTGATATCAGTTCTAGCACAAAGACCAGCGATATCACCATTAAGAGGAACGTATCTGAAAGTATCCGCAAACTTATCATACATGTACTTATATCCGCTATCAAATACCGAATAAGATGAAGATGTAATTGGCGAATAGAAACTGATTACGTTATTTGTAATATCAGCGGCGGAGTTGACAGTTACACTTCCAACAGTTGAATCATTTAAGAATGCCAGTCTGTATGGAGAAATAAATGCTACCGAATCCTTTCTTTCTTCAGCAACAGAGATCAGTTTGTTAGCAAGTGATTGGGCACTTTCTTTTGCGTAGTTAGCAGATCCCATAAGAAGGAAATCTACCTCATACTCTTCACTGTTAGCAAAGAGGTCGTATCCAGTTGAAAGATCACCAATCGTAGAAGTTAATGATCCAGAAACAGTAATATCAGTACCACCATTGTAGTTCTTACCACCAGCAAGAGTTAAAGTATTCGCTCCTGTGGCACCGAACAGAACTGAATCAGTCTCTTGATCCCATCCAGTATCTGTGGCAAGAGTAAATCCAGAAGTAAATCCAGTGGTTGTAATTCCAGCAGGTTGTGATCCGCCGAAGATATACTGGGAATTTGAAGCAAGATACTTTCTCCAGTGTGAAGGAGATCCAACAGAAAACTCTGCGTCTTTTGCTTTGGAAAGATTCAAATGCTTCTCAAGGATTGTGCCAGCATTTCCACTGACTGCTCCCTTATCATCAATTACAACAACGTGAATTTCATCAAATCTTGAATTTCTTGCTGCTGCGAAAGATGAAGTTGATGGTCTATCAGCAATATTGTTCCAACTAATTGTGGTATTGTTGGAAAGAGAAATGGTTTGCTGATCAAACCAATCTTGTTGTGCTGTATAAGAAGTTGATCCAGCAGCAACTGATTGACCAGCAGTGTGAATCGCAACTGTTCCAGAAGAAGAGAATGCGTAAACACCAGATGGTTGGTAATCTACTGCGGTTTCTGTTCCAGCAGCAGATACGTGAGAAAGAACCTTTACATAAGCATTGGTTCCACTAATTTGAGTGATGACACCTTTTAGGTATCCATCAAGAGTACTAGTAGTTCCGTTTCCTGGTAGGGTTGATGAAATTGCCTGAGTTACGCCATATCCAACCGCAATGTTTTTTAAAGTTGTTGCGTTGGTTGAAACACCAACAAGAATTTGATCTGCTTTGGCATCAATTAAAGCAACTTTGATACCATTAGACCAAGAACCTGGGTTTCTAGCAGCGACTGTTACATCAGTAATTGTATTCTCATCATATCCAAGATTATTGTAATCATCTAAGCTCTTAATTTTAATGCTTGATGCTACTCCAGCAAATCCATTCTTTAGATCTGAGTCATTAGATCTTACGATTCTTAAAGATCCACCATAAGCAAGGAAGGATGAAGCGACCATCCAATGCTCATAGTGCTTATCTGTTGGGTATGGTTCTCCAAAGTTTTGAAGTAAGTCGGACTCATTCTCTACTAGAACAGGTACATCTACAGGTCCTTTTGCGAAAGGAGCAACAATTGCCCCAACAGCATCCGATGTTGGGTCAATTCTACCAACTGTTAAATCAACTTCTCTTACTACAATTCCAGGAGATGCTAAATTTAGCGGCATCTTTGTTCTCCTACAAGTCCAAAATTATTCTAGAAATATTTATGAAAACGTTTATTTTAAATGGGGAAATGATGCGTGAACAGTTTACCAGTCAGGATATTCCCACTCAAGGACAGAACTTACCTTTTTTCTATTAGATATAATTCTTTTTTTAGTACATTCTTTACACTCATAAGAATATGCTGATGAAAAAACTTTTCTATCTTTACGAGTAAGATAAAAATCATTCATTAAATTTTTAACCTTACCGCATACTCTACATTTACGATCAAAAAATAATATATGCTCTAATTCTATCTGATCGTCTATGTCCACTAGAGATAATCCCACATATAAGATCTATCGCCATATTCATCTAAATGCCATCTATCGCCATCTTGATCAACAAAACTTTCACCATCTTCTAGACCAGTTTGTATAAATCCAAATGGAGACATATCCTGTTCAATTTGATTTTTCTGCTCTTCATAAATTCTCTTACGAACATCGTTGTCCGTCATCTCTTTGAAATAGTCTTGAGCAACTAACCAAGAGAAAATTACAAGGCACATTGCCAAGTCATCATTACAACCTTCTTCCGCTTCAAACGAATTATGTCTTTGAGCAAATGTGGTAAGTTCACTGATGATATCATAATCAACCGTAAGCAACTTATCATCTTCAAGAAGTGTTTTTAAGTTAGAACAACCCAACTTCTTAACTGCAGCAGTCATTCTCACACCAAGTTGAGATTTCTTTCCACTAAATCCCGATCCAACGATTTGACCGGCACGACCACGCATCGCACACATCAGAACGTTATCATACTCCAAATCAAAATGTAAAATACTTGCTACTTGATCGCCAATATCATTAACCTCAATCAATAACCAAGCATCATTATATCCTTTTGCTACTTCATGTATAACACTTGGAAATAGCATCGGTTTTATTTCATTATTTCTATATTTTGCTACAACCTTGTATGGGAAGTTAGTTATGTCAAAAACAATAAATGCAGAATAGTCATTACCAAGTCCACGAGCAACGTCAACTGTTATTAGGTAATTGTGCTCTTCAATTGGATTTTCATAAATGTCCAATCCAGCATTTCTTTTGATTGGATCTTCATAAACAAGATTTCTTAATTTTGATGGATTGATCAGTGTGTTAACAGATCCTAAAAATTCGCATTCAAACTCAACTTTGAATTGTTGCTCCGAAGTGTTAGCGATTGTCTGTTCTTTCCACACCGAATCCCTTCCAGGGACTTCTGACCAATGAACATCAGTAGGCACATATTCATTCTTACCACGCTCAGCATCATGCCACATGCGGTAGAAATGATTCATACCACGGGGGGTAGAAACAATAATTACCTTCGTGCTTTGTCCAGAAGAAATAGTAGGATAAACAGAGGCAAAGAAGTCATCAGCAATGTGATTCGGGATGAAAGCGAACTCGTCAAGAAAGATGACATTATAGGATCCGCCTC